CGCTGCAGGTGGTGCCATTCCTGCAGATCGCACCAGCGCCACGCCGCCACCGGTCGCATGGGCACCACCGGCCCGGGCCTGCACGCCATGCGCGATCTGCAGGAATGGCACCACCTGCAGCGCACGAGCGTCGCGCGCTCGGTCTACGAGACCGCCATCGTCCGAACCGCCAACAGGATCCGCAGCGCCCACCCCAGTGTGAAGGTCTGCGCTGGTCAGCCACCAATGCACACAGGAGCCCGATGAGCCACAAGCCACCACAGCCCATCCGCCGCGGTGTCGGCGAACTGGTCTACCAGACCATCCTCGACCTGCACAACGCGGGCCGCATCGCAACGCGCTCCGTCGTCAAGGAAATGACAGGGCAGAGCTACAGCGTGGTCGATGACCATGTGAAGCGGATGCTCGAAGACGGCCGACTGCGGCGGTGCGCGCCCGGCGTGTTTGAGCCGGTGGAGGAGATGCCGCCAGCGCAGGCCATCTCGCTGACCGTGCTGCCCAGCGGCATGGCCAAGCTCGAGGTGGGCGACCTGTGCCTCGACCTGAACCCCGCCGACTGCCGGCGCATCGGCAGCCTGTTCCGCGGCAGCGCCGAAGAGCTGGCCGGCCTGCAGAACGCTCGCGACCTCGCAGATGGCTTGGCCGAGGTAAGGCGAAACCAGGCTGCGGCCGCTGCGCGCGAGAAAGAGCGCGACGACGTCATCCGCGTGCTTCAGGGCATTCCCGAGCAGGCCGAGATCAACTTCACATAACCACCAGGAGTAGAACCATGATGCCCAAGAAGAAACTCACCGCCAGCGGCTTTGCCGTGGGCGTCCTGCTGCGCGCAGTAGGTGACGCGGCCCTGGCACCGGCCCGAGCCGAGGCAGAGAAGCACCTCACCGAATGGCTGGAGAAGGCCAAGGCCCGGTACATCGAGCGTGCCGAAGGTATCCCGCCCGAAGCGGCCGAGGAGTGTGCGGAGGCCTGCTACTCCCTGAATTGCATGACCGGCACGCCGGGGAACTACCGTCCGAAGCCCTATGCGGAGTGGCCGGAGCCGGAAGTGGCGGCTGACGACGACATGGCTCGCTGGGCGCAGGCCGGAGAAGTTGCATGAGCCGCCGCTACGGTCGCAACCAGCGCCGCAAGGCGCGCGAGGCACTGGCCGGTGCTGAGAACGAGGTGGCGCAGCTGGAAGATGCCCTCCGGCTGGAGCGCCGTGAGCGGGACTACCAGAAGGCGGAGGCGCGCCGCCTGCGCAATGTGGCCGCCGTGTACGAGCGCCAGATGACCGCCTGCCGCAAGGTGCTGGGCGACAGCATCGCGCTGCCGCCGGTCGAGGAACTGGTGGACAGTCGCCGGTTCCGAGAGATGGCCGAGGCCGGCGATCAGGTGGCGCGACGCATTGAGCGGATGGGCTTCGACATGGCGCCTGCGGGCGCGCATTCGCCACTCGAAAGCATGGTCACCTCGTTCGAGCTGCTGACCGAAAGCATCATCGAGGCCGGCATCGAGCTGAAACGCGGCGGCCTTCACGAAGTGCCGCATGCCTACGTCACCACGAAGCAGGGCGCGATCATGTACCGCTGCAATCTGGCCAGCTTGGCGCAGATCTACGAGCCCGAGGCGACCGCCCGTGTTTCCCACCTGCTGGCGCGCGAGTTCATAGATACCCTGCGGAGGTCCAAGCGATGACGGTAGTTGCGTGGGACGGCAAGATCCTCGCTGCCGACAAACGCGCCGTGCACGCGGGCTACGTCGGCGGCACGGTCACCAAGATCCACCGCTGGCCGGGTGGCCTGTGCGCGTTCTCGGGCGACCTCGACGTTGGCGTGCAGTTGGTCGCATGGCTCCGCGCGGGCGCCGTGCCGGCCGACTTTCCCAAGCTGCAAACCGAGAACGCGGCCAACTTTCTCGTGATCCATTCGGACGGCAGCGTCTGCCAGTTCGAACGCACTCCGGTGCCGCTGGTGTTCGAGGAAGGGCGCCGTGCCATAGGCAGCGGCAGAGACTTCGCGCTGGCGGCCATGCATCTGGGACACGACGCGCGCGCCGCGGTGGAAGTGGCCTGCGCGCTTGACAGTGGGTGCGGCAATGGAATTGACGTGCTTGTGCTCGACAATCGCGTCCATGAGACCTGAAGACGCAGAATTCCTCTATAAGTTGGCCGGCGCGTTCGGCCTTGGCGGTCTTGTTTTCGCTGCCGTCGCATGGCTGATGGGCAAGTTCTTCTTGGGGAGCTATCTCACCGAAAAGGGGAAAAACCTCGCGACAAAGGAGGACGTGGCTGCGATTACGCGGGAAGTGGAGCGAACAAAAGCAGAGTTCGTCCAAAACCTCGGCTTTCTTACCGAGAAGGGCAAGAACTTGGCTACCAAGGAGGATGTGGCTGCAATCACCCGCGAGATCGAGTCGGTCAAGAGCGAGTACACCATGCTTGCGGAGCAGTTCAAAGCCAAGAACCAGTTGCGAGTCGCGGCCATCGACAAGCGACTCGCGGCGCATCAAGAGGCGTTTACCTGGTGGCGGAAGCTCGTTAAAAACGCGTACTCCAACGAGGTCGGGCAGGTTGTCCTCGAAGCGCAGACTTGGTGGGAGGAGAACTGCCTCTATCTTGAGCCCGAGGCGCGTGAAGCGTTTTCTTTGGCGTACTCGTATGTCCACACGCACAAGCAGCTCGTCGAGAGCATGAGCTTTCACGGTCGTTCTGATGTGACCAATATTGAGCGCAGCTGGGACAAGGTCATGAGTGCCGGCGATGTCATCATGCGGTCCATTTCGCTGCCCCCCCTCTCGCATGCAGAAGTCGAGATGGTGAAGCCGAAACCGCTTTCCACCCAGTAGGGATTTGAGGCCGGGCAGGGTGGTCAGAAGATGCGGGCTCCCTCATCCCAGGACCCGCTCAATGACCACCATGCGCGCCAAGTTCGTCGTTTCCAGCGTCGAACGCTTCCCGACCTCCGAGAAGGTCAAATTCAACGCTGTCAGCAAGTCCTCGGCCTATCCCGAGGATGGCAGCGACGAGGACAACACTTACGCCAAGTGGTCGCCCTCCGCCAGTTGCGAGATTCACATCACGAACCCGGCGCTCTTCGGCAAGCTGGAGCCCGGCAAGAAGTTCTACGTCGATTTCACCGAAGCACCCTGAACACCGGCAGGGTCTGCCGCGTGCGCACCGCGCGGTGGCTAAGCGGGCAATGCCCGACCTGGCTGGTGGCCATACCGTCTTCCCCGTCATGGCGAGGGGCAACCGCCGGTAGCCGCGGCATCCAACCATGAGGAATCCCATGAAATCGACCGGAACCCGCTTTATCTCCTTCGCGCTCGCCGCGCTGGCCTTCGCATCCAGTTTCGCGACCGCGGTCGTCGATCGTGTGGCCACCTGTTGCCGCGCCGCCTACCGCTTCGCCTGCGACTTCGTGGCCAGCGTGCCGGCGACGTTCGCCGAGCCCGTGCTGCAGCTGTTCGCTCTCCCGATCGAGCTGGTGCAGGCCTGCGCGTACGCCGTGGGCCTGGCCAAGCGCCAGCGCCCGTGCGTCACGCCCGGCTGGCGCATGTGTCCTTCGACCTGAAAACCCTGTGGGGCAAGCCGCTGCCGCAAGAGCAGCGCCGGGGGCAACCGGCACCGTCAGCAGATCGATGACAAGCGCAGCGCTGCTCCTCCACGCCTAGGTCGGACTGATGGCCCGAACAGGCAGCGCCAGCGGACCCTCCATTTCGCGCGCCAGCGCGCGACCCAGGGTGTAGTGGGTCGGAAGTATCGGCCGTGAACCTGCGGTCTGGCGAAAGGGGAATGGCAGGGATAGTGATCCCATCGGGCGCGGCCAGCGGCTCCCACCGACCTCGCATCGCCAAGGACCATCACGCATGCGGATTGTTTCCAGTGCTGGCTCAGTTCGGTTCAGCCAGCGGGCGCTCAGCTGGCCGAGAGCGCATCAAGCCCAGCGGGGTTCGGCTCCCGCGGTGGTTCGAATCCACGGACAGTCTGCAGTTGTGATGGTGAATGCGCAGGCTGATGCGCGGCGCATGGGCATGAACCAGCGTGGGCAGACCTCCTAGGCCGGTTGTCCGGCTGCGATGCAAACAGGCGCGCCACCTTGAGCCGGACCTACAGCACCGGCCACCACCTCGTAAAGGACCTCTCGGGGTCCTTTTGTCGTTGTGCACCCGAGTGCGCCGCGACAACTCAGTGAACGGGTAGTCCTAGCCGGACCATGAATCCGACGTCTTGGCGATTCAGGATTTGTTTGGCGGCGTTTTCGGCAGCCAAGGATGCCTCAGCGTAGAGCTCGGCATCCGCGATTTCGGTGGGAGTCATGGAGCTGGCATCGCTGTTTCGCTTGCCGTGAGCTAGGAAGCACGCCTTGAACCGGTCCTTGCCCCCAATCCTGCTTTCCAGCACGAGTCGGAATTTGCTGGTGGCGGCATTGAGCTGATCGAGCGGAGCGCCTTCGGCGGTGGTGATGACGTCGTATTTCATGGCGAGAGTCTAGGCTGACTTTCCGACCCCCAGTAGGGTTCGCTGGTTTCCAAGCGCTCGGTAACCATCCGGGCCCATGAGTGAAGAGACCCCCGCAAAGAAACCCGACTGGGCCGTCATCGAGGCCGAGTACCGCGCAGGCATCAAGCCGCTGCGCCTCATCGGGGAAGAGCAGGGGATCAGCCATGCCGCCATCAACAAGCGGGCGAAGCGTGACGAGTGGTCCCGAGACCTCGGAGCCAAGATTCAGGCCAAGGCTGAAGCGCTGGTTTCCAAGGCGGCGGTTACCAAGGAGGTTGCCAGCGCCAAGAAGGTGACCGAGCAGGCCATCGTCGAGGCTGCCGCGACTATCCAGTACACGGTGCGCATGGAGCACCGAGCGGACATCAAGCGCTCGCGCGTGCTGTTCCGGAACCTGCTCGGAGAGCTGGAGGCCGTGGGCACTCCGGACGGGCAGCACCTCATCGACCAGCTCATCGAGAGCCTGAACGGTCCCGAGGACGGCGAAACCGAAGACGCGGCCCGCCGGCGCCAGACGCGCAACCGCAAGCTGCTCAGCGAGATCCAGGCCCTGCCGACGCGCATCGACTCCGGCAAGCGCCTGGTTGAGATGCTGGAGAAGCTGGTGCGCATGGAGCGCGAAGCCTTCGGCATCAGCACCGACGAGGGCGGCGACAACCGGGGTGGCGCCAAGACCGTGATCGTGCCGGCGAAGGACATCTCGTGAAGCTGCCTGACGTCGGCGAAGACATCCTCTGGAAGCCTGCCCCAAAGCAGGCCATGCTGCTATCGGCCATCGATCTCGAGGTGCTGTACGGCGGTGCCGCGGGCGCCGGCAAGTCCGATTGCCTGCTGATCGACGCCCTGGGCCTGCAGCAGGACGCGATCGGCAACCGGAACTACCAGGCCATCCTGTTCCGCCGCACGTTCCCTGACCTGCGAGACCTGATCGACCGCTCGCAGGACCTCTACCCGGCGTTCGGCGGCAAGTACGACAAGACCAGCCACATCTGGACGTTCCCGAGCGGCGCACGCGTCGAGTTCGGGCACATGCAGTACGACAGCGACCGCTTCAAATACCGCGGCCGTGCCTTTCAGTACATCGGCTGGGACGAGCTGACGCTGTTCCCGACCGACATCCCGTACCGGTACATGCTGTCGCGCCTGCGGTCCAAGGACCCGGCGATCATCTGCTACGTGCGGGCGACAACGAACCCGGACGGCCCTGGCTTCCGCTGGGTGAAGGAGTATTTCCGGATCCAGACCGAGGGCACGAGCACGCGCTTCAAGGTCGAGGTCAAGGACCCGGAGACCGGCGAGGTGCACGTGCATGGCCGCCGCTTCATCTCGGCGCGACTGAGCGACAACCCCCACCTGGCGGACAGTGGCTACCGCCAAACCCTGCTGCTGCTGTCGGCCGAGGAACAGCGTGCGCTGCTCATGGGCCGTTGGGAGACCCCGAACATCAAGGGCGCGTACTACGCCGAGCAGATGGAAGCCGCGCGCCTCGAAGGCCGCATGCTGAAGATCCCGAAGCTGCCGCACGTGCCCGTCAACACCTTCTGGGATTTGGGTTGGAACGACACCACCGCCGTGTGGTTCCACCAGCGCGTCGGCATGGAGCATCGCTTCATCGACTACATCGAAGCCAGCGGGAAGGATCTGCAGTTCTTCGCCGCCGAGATCCAGGGCAAGGGCTACACCTACGACCGCCACTACCTGCCGCACGACGCCGAGAACAAGACGCTGGCCAGTGGTGGCAAGAGCGTTCGGATGATCCTGCAAGGCCTCATGCCGGCGCACAAGTTCGAAGTGGTGCCGCGCACCGACAGCCTCGTATCCGCGATCAATCAGACCCGCGCCGTCATCCCGGCCTGCTACTTCGATGAGGACCGCTGCGCCGACGGCATCGCCGGCCTGGAAGCCTACCGCCGCGAATGGGACGAGAAGCTGGGCGACTTCAAGCAGGAGCCGCTGCACGACTGGGCTTCGAACCCCGCCGATGCCTTCCGCCAGTTCGCGCAGGGCTACCGAGAAATCTACAAGGGTGGCAAGAAGCCGACCAGCTGGCGCGACCGGCTGAAGAAGCACGCCTCCCGTAACCGTTCGGCGCAAGCCGCATAAACCATGGCCTCTGCTGTCTACCCCTCGAAGAACATCCCAGAGCCCACCGGCGACGCTCTGGCGCGCGAGAACTGGTATCGCTACCTCTACGGGCGCGACCAGGGCCACCTCGAATACATGGCGCAAGCCCAGAAGTGCGAGGGCATGTATCTGGGCGGCGGCGAGCAGTGGAGCGAAGACGACAAGGCCATCCTGATCGACGAGGGCCGCCCGTTCTACGAGTTCAACGAGATCATGCCGAGCGTCAACAGCGCCATCGGCTACCAGATCCACAACCGCATGGACATCGCGTTCAAGCCGCGTGGCGAGAAGGGTGACCTGGCCACGGCCGGCATCCTGTCCAAGGTCGCGATGCAGATCGCAGACCAGGCGAAGCTGCACTGGAAGGAGACGCAGGTCTTCGGCGACGGCGTGATCCAGCAGCGCGGTTACTTCAACCTGCGCATGAACTTCGACAAAAACATCAAGGGCGAGATCGATGTGGAGACGCTCGACCCGCTGGACGTGGTGCCGGACCCGGACGCGAAATCCTACGACCCGGACGCTTGGGGCGACGTGATCATCACCCGCTGGCTCACGCTGGACGAGATCGAGCAGCTCTACGGCAAGGACGCGCGCACCAAGGCCGAGGCCTCGGGCGATGACGGCCAGGACTGGGGCGAGATGGACGAGGAGACGCGTCGCAACCGCTTTGGCGATCGCCTCAGGAGCGGCAACGGCACCTTCGACGCCTACAACACGCTGGAAGGCAAGCTGCTGCGCCGGTATCGCATCGTCGACCGGCAAAAGTGGGTCTACGAGAACACCAAGTGCATCGTGTTCCCCGACACCGGCGACGTCGAGACCCTGGACAACATGACGCCCGACCAGGTCGATGCCGCCATGCAGAAGGGCGCCGTCAAGGCCTCGCGCATGCGCCGCCGCATCAAGTGGACGGTCAGCACCTACTGCGCGCTCCTCTTCGACGAGTACAGCCCGCACGAGCACTTCACCGTGGTGCCGTACTTCGCCTACTTCCGCCGCGGCAAGACGCGCGGCATGGTGGACAACGCCATCGGGCCGCAGGAGGCGCTGAACAAGGGCGTGAGCCAGTTCATTGCCATCGTGAACACGGCGGCGAACAGCGGGTGGATCACCGAGGAAGACTCGATCACCAACATGGACGCGAAGGACCTCGAGACCGTAGGCGCCAAGACCGGCCTGCACATCGAATTCAAGCGCGGCAGCACGGCACCCAAGAAGATCGAGCCGAACCAGGTGCCTACCGGCATCGATCGCCTGATCGACCGCGCCACTGTGGCCCTGAAGGACGTCACCGTCCCCGAAGCCATGCGTGGCGGCAACGGCCCCGAGGTGGCGGGCGTAGCCATTCAGTCCAAGCAGTTCGCCAGCCAGCAGCAGCTGGCCGTGCCGCTCGACAACTTGAGCTACACCCGCGCGCTCCTGGCCGTGCGGCTCTACAAGATGATCCAGCGCTACTACGACAGCCACCGGATCTTCCGCATCACCGAGACCGACCAGTTCGGCAACAAGGTGGAGCAGATGCTGGAGATCAACAAGCCGATGCCAGACGGCAGCTACTTCAACGACATCACCGTGGGCGAGTACGACGTGGTGGTCAGCGAGCAGCCGATGCAGATCACCTTCGAGAACAGCCAGTTCAATCAGGCGCTCGAGATGAAAGAGAAGGGCATCGCGATCCCCGATCAGATCGTGGTGCGCTACTCGAACCTGCAGGACAAGCAGGAAATCATCGAAGGCATGACGAACGCCAAGCCGGTGGCCGACCCGCTGGCCGAGGCCAAGGCGGCGCTCACGATGGCCCAGGCGGCAGTGGCCAAGGCACAGGCGGCCAAGACCGACGCCGAGACCGTTGAGTCCAAGGGTCGCACGATGTACAGCGCCATTCAGACGGCGCAGGTCATCGCAGCCACGCCGGAGACCAGCCAGCTTGCTGACGCGTTGCTGGGCTCCCAGGGATTCCAGGACATGGACGGCGGCGTGCTGGTGCCCGAGGCAGCGCCAGGCACGCAGCCAGCGCCGGAGGGCCTCATCCCGAACAACACCAACCCACTCACCCCAGCCAGCCCTGAGCTCGGCGTGGCCCATGGCATTGAGACGCCTGAGAACGATGGGGTGCGCAACCCCATGGCCGAGATACCAGCCTGATCACCACAACCACCAAAAGAGGAACCCATGGCATCCAAGGACGCAATCGCAGGCCCTGACGACTGGAAGGTCGACTCCGACCTCCGCACTCTGGCTGAAGCCGAAGAGATCCGCAAAGACTCGAAGCGCTTCAAGGCAGCGCTCGCCCGGGCGAAGGAAAAGATCGCCGCCCTGCAGGCTGTGCAGGAAGAAGCGGACGAAGACAAGAACGGCAAAGCCGACTGACCACCACCAATCGATCCATCCCCAGGAGAGCAAATGTCCAAAGAAGATCAACCTTCCATCCCGACACCCGAGGAGGTCGCCAAGCTAGAAGCGCTCCGCAAGGACTTCTGGGACAAGCACACAGCGGCCGTCCAAGCAGCGCACGCATTGGCCGCCGAACAGCCGGTCGGGAATGACCGAACGCGCGCATTCGAGGTCTACGAGCGTATGCGCAATGCGCCTCGTGTCGGGCTTTACCTGCACGACTGAGATCGACACATACCAACACCACACCACCAGGAGAAAACATGGCTGAAGAACTTGTGAACGTGAGCGAGGTGCCCGTCACCGTCGACCCGAAGACCGCCGAGGACCGCGGCGACAACTTCACCCCTACCGATGACGAGCCTGTGCTCGACAACAACGGCGACAGCATCAACACGAACGACCTGAGCGCCGAGGCGCTGCAGGCCCTGGTCGATGGCGCCGAGAAGAACGGCGCAGCAGCCCCTGCGCCTGCTCCCGCCCCGGCCGCGGCACCGGCACCGGCACCGGCACCCGCTGCTGCACCTGCACCCGATGAAGCCGAAGAGGTGGCGCGCCAGAACGGCGGGCACATTCCGAAGGGCCGATTCAACGAGGTGAACAACGCGCGCAAGAGCGCCGAAGCTCGCGCTGCGGAACTGGAGGCTGAGAACGCCCGGCTCAAGGCCCAGGCCAGCACGCCGGCCGCGCCCGCGCCCCCTGCACCGACAACGGCGCCCGCCGCACCGGCATTCGACATGAGCGCCCAGGAGCGCGCCTACACCGAGGCCCTTCTGGACGGCGACACCGACAAGGCGCTGAAGATCCGCGGCGAGATCAACGACCACATCCTGACGACCGCCGAGCAGCGCGCCAGTACCCGCATCCGTGGCGAGCTCACCGCCGAGCAGCAGGCAACCGCGTTGCAGGAGGCATCGGACGCCGCCATCGTGCAGTACCCGTTCCTCAATACTCCCGAGGGCGCGACCGCGCTGCGCATCGTGGTGGCCGCGCGTGACGCCTACATCGCCGAGGGCCTGAAGCCGCACTTGGCGCTGAACAAGGCGGTCGCTGAGGTGGCTCCCAAGTTCGCGCCGGCACCAACTCCCCCCAGTAGGGAATCGACGGCAGCAGCCCCCGCGGTTGACACTCGCTCCGCCGAGGCAGTAAGGCGAGGTGCAGCGGATTCCAACCTGCAGCCCCCCGCCATCGTCAACGGCATCGGCAACCGGGCCACCCAGGGCCGCATCGACGTCACAAACATGACCGAGAAGCAGTTCGAAGCTCTCCCGGAAGCCGAGAAGAAGAAGCTGCGCGGCGACTGAGCCGACAGCGCAAAGGCCCGAGGGAGTCACCGACCCTCGGGCGTCACAAGGTGGCCTTCGTCCACAGGCAGGACGGTAAACCAGCCCGGCGCCTTGTCCGCCCCCAACGACATGTTCCCGCATTGGCAGCGCAACGCCTGAACCGACGTTCCAACCCAATCAAAAGGAGCATGCCCGATGGCTGCCACCAATTTCGCGGCTCTCATGCCGCAGCAGAAGGTTGTCTGGTCTCGCGACGTGTGGCAAGCCGCACGCGACCAGATGTTCATCAAGCGCTTCCTGGGCAGCGGCGAGAACGCCGTCATCCAGCGCATCACCGAGCTCACCAAGACCGAGAAGGGCGAGCAAGTCCTGATGCAGCTGGTGGCCGACCTGGTCGAAGACGGCGGCGTTGGCGACAACGAGCGCGAAGGCAACGAAGAAGAGATGAAGAGCTACGCGCAAGTGCTCAACATCGACCTGATCAACCACGGCGTGCGCAACAAGGGCAAGCTGGCCGACCAGAAGACGGTGGTCAACTTCCGCGAGATGGGCAAGAGCCGGCTGAGCTACTGGCTGGCCAACCGCGTGGACCAACTGGCGTTCCTGACCATGTCGGGCATCTCGTATGCCTTCATGAACAACGGCGCACCGCGTGTCGGCTCCTCGTTTCCTAATCTGTCGTTCGCGGCCGACGTGACGGCTCCGAGCGCCAAGCGCGCGCTGATGTGGGATGGCACGGCGCTTGCCACGTCCAACACCGGCTCGATCACGAGCGCCTACGTCGTCAGCTACAAGATGATCGTGGACCTCATCGCCTACGCGAAGGAGAACTACGTCAAGCCGCTGATGTCCGAGGGCAAGGAGTACTACGTCATGTTCGTGCAACCCGGCACGCTGGCGCAGCTCAAGAAGGACCCCGACTACCAGCGCGCCGTCGTCGGCGTGGCGACGAAGTCGGGTCTCGACAGCCCGTGGTTCACCGGTGCGACGATCACCGTGGACGGCGCCGTCATCCACGAGCATCGCCTGGTCTACAACACCAAGGGCGCGGCATCGGGCTCGAAGTGGGGCGCCGCCGGTGCCGTCAATGGCACCCGCACGCTCCTGTGCGGCGCCCAGGCGCTGGGCATGGCCGACATCGGTGTGCCGGAATGGGACGAGAAGTCCTTCCAGTACAACAGCCAGCAGGGCATCAACGTCGACAAGATGTTCGGTCTCCTGAAGCCCAAGTTCTATTCGATCTACGCCAAGTCGGTCGAAGACTTCGGGATCGTCACGGTCGACCACTACCTGCAGTAAGCAGGCGAGGGCGGGGCTGCGGCTCCGCCCTCTCACGCGCACCAACACCCACTGCATTTCCTGTCACCGAAAGGACAGCACCATGGCACTCCAGAAACGAGCCGCACGGCAATCGCCGCTCGAGGCAATCATCGACATCAACTTCGCGGACCCCGCTGCATACGGCACGGGCGAGAACGCTTTCAGCCTCCCGCAGAACGCCATCCTGATCGGCGGCGACCTGACGGTCACCACGGCCTGGAATAGCGCGACTTCGGCCGCGCTGAGCCTGGGCGATGCCGCCTCGGCGACGCGCTATCTCAACGCAGTGGACCTCAAGACTGCTGCTCGCACGGCGCTGACGCTGACTGGCTACAAGCACACTGCGGGCGAGTTCCTGAAGGCTCTGCTCGTGCAGGCCGGCGCAGGAGCTACTGCAGGTGACGCGCGGCTGCGTATCTCCTACATCGTCCAAGGACGCCAGCTCACGAATCAAGGCTAAGCCACCTTTTCTCCTGGTGAAGTGAGTCGGGCCCGCGAGGGCTCTTTAACCCCCGGCAGCTTGATCCCTGCCGGGTTTTTTGTACAAAGGAAAACTGCCATGAAGCTCTACGCTCCCACCGACGAGGCTGTCTCCATCGGCCTCACCAGCGGCCACATGCTCGTCATCGAACGCGCTGGCACCGAGGTCCCTCCGATTTTCCGCCGAGAGGCCATCTCTCGCGGCTGCCTGACGTCCCCCGACGAGGTGGTCGATCTCGAACAAGAGCCGGAATTCGACCGCAAGAAAGTCATCGCCGATGCGATCCGCCTGATGCTCGACGGCGACAACGAAGGCGACTTCAAGAACGACGGCACGCCGAACCTGATCGCGCTGCAGAAGCGCGTGGGCTTCCAGGTCCAGCGTGAAGAAGCTGACGCGATCTTCAAGGAAGTCAGCGAAGAAGGCGCAGGCGCCTGATGACGCTGCAAGACCTCATCGACGAGTACCGCCGCGTCATGAGCGACGCGGCGGTGCCGTACCTGCTGCCTGACGAGGTCGTCGCCGGCTACGTCAACCAGGCCGTCGATGAGGCTTGCGAGCGCGCGCTGCTGATCGAGGATCGCAGCTCGCCGGCCTGCTGCCAGATCACGTTGGTGGCCGGGCAGGCGAACTATCCACTGCACCCGTCCGTCATCAAGGTGAAGCGCGTGGCGCGCGGGCGGTGCGTCCTGACGGAAACCAGCGTCGAGGAACTCGATGAAGAGTGCTTCGGCTGGGAGACGCTGGCGGGCCCGCCGAACCGCTACATCCACACCGGTGGCGACACGCTGCTGGTGACCCGCATCCCGACCGCAGACGATGTGCTGGCGGACGCGCTCCTCTCCCTCATCGTCTACCGCAAGCCACTCGTGCCGCTCACGGTGGACACCCCGAATGCACAGCCAGAGGTCAAGGCGCTCTACCAACCGCGGTTGCTGTCCTGGGTCTATCGCTGCGCGCACCTGACGCGTGACTCGGAGCAGTACGACCCGGCCGAGGCTCTGCGCCAAGAGTCCATCTTCGAGGCTGCGTTCGGCAAACGTCCGGACGCCAATGTCCAGCGCAAGCGGCGCGACAAGCGACCACCCGTCGTGCGCATGCGATTCTGATGGCGGGGCTTTCTGCGACGTGACCACCCATTAGGGTTCGACGCGCGTAGGCATGCCGGGAAAACTCCCGGTCCATGCCCACCCGTCCCGTCACCATCGGCACCTTCACAGGCGTGAACAACCGCCTGGAGCAGTCGCAGCTCGAGACGCAGCCCGCGCGCGGCGTGAAGCTGCAGGCGCTGCCGGCCGCCGTGAACATCGACCTCAACGACAAGGGCGGTGCGCGCCGCCGGCGCGGCCAGACGCTGCGCGCAGCGGGCATCGCGCATTCAGTCTGGGGCGACGGCCACGACGACGGCTACGCGGTCATCGGCACAGACCTCGTGCGGCTGACACCCAGCGGGCCCGGGCTGCAGGCCGAGGTGATTCGTTCGGGCCTGTCGGCAGGGCGGCCGATGTCTTTCGAGCGCTTCCCCGATGGTGCCGTCTACTACGCCAACGGCGAGGTGATGGGCAGGATCCGCGGTGGTGTGGACGGGCCCGTGGTCACCGAGGCGCTGACCAGCTTGCCGGTCTTCACCGTGATCGCCGGCGGCCTGGCGGCCGGGCGCTACACCATGGTCCTGACCGCCGTGGGCGTCGATGGTGAATCCGCCGCTACCGCGCCGGTGCAGATCGAGGTGCCGGCGAACGGCGGCATCCGCCTGTCCAACCTGCCGGGCGTGCCCGTGCGGGTCTACATGACGGGCCCGAACGGCGAGATTCCCACGCTCGAGCTGGAGACCTCGGCCGCCAGCGTCGACGTCCTGACGCACTCGGCCTCGGGCATCCGCTGCCAGACCCTGCT